ACAGTATAGACATTAATTGATCTTGTGATTTGTTTGATATATTCATTTGTATAATTATTTATGTAGACAAATATAAACATTTTTTTATATACAATGCAATTAAGGTAAAAAATACTTAACAAGTTATTAACATTTGTATTGTTAATAAGTAATTAGTATAAAATTGTTTTTATATTCATAATTATTATTATAATTGCATAAAACATAATACTATGAATGAAAAAATAAAAAGCCTTATAGCTTACGCAATGTATAAAAAAGACATATCTAAAGTAGAACTATCTGATTATATGAATATGTCTTATCCTACAATGCTTAATAAGCTAAAAGATCCAGGAACACTTAAAATAAGTGAAGCCGACAGGTTATGTAGAATACTTAACCTTAATTTAACTGATTTTTTAACTAATAATAATGACAATGAATAAAAGAGATATTTTAAATAAATTATTTGTAGAAAATAATTTAACAGATGAAGATGTTTTTAAACATCAACATTACACAATAATTACAAGATCTGGTATAGAAAAAATACAAGCTAATTTGCAAATTTATTGTGAATATGAAGTTATTAAATGTGAACCACATTTTGCAGTAGTAAAAGCAAAAGCTGAAATAACAGACAAAAAATTTGTACAAACATTTGGTAGTGCTTTAAAAGGTAATACATTTAAAGACGGAAATACTACTAGTTGGTATGTAATGGAGATGGCAGAGAAAAGAGCAATGTCAAGAGCAGTTTTAAAATTAGCAGGATTTTACGAACTTGGTGTTTTTGGAGAAGATGAAAGTGAGTCATTTAAAAGAAATAATAATTAATAAATAAATATATATGTATAAAATTAACGGAAAAATAACTAATATAGAGAAACAAAATATTAACACAGATAATGGTGATTTTGTAAAAAAGCTAGTAACAATAGAAGAGTTTGACTCAGGTTTTAAACACACTATGCAATTTGAAATATTTGGTAAAACTAAAGCAGATATTATAGAATTTTCGCAAAAATTATCTATAAATCAATATGTAGAAATTGACTTTTACATAAAGTGTAGAGAGTATAAAGGTAAATTTTATAATACTTTAATAATTAAGAATTGTAGAATAAAACAAGAGCAAACTATGGAGTCTATTACAAATAATCAACCATTTTAAATACTTATAGGGCAGGTAGCTTTTTCTTAGTAACATACCTAATTCCATTTTCGGTTGCCTGTCCTATTTAAATTACATATATGAAAAAAACATACTTTAATCACGACTCTAACGCAAGAAACGACTTAAAACTAATTAGACTTAGAAAAGCAGGTGGTTTTGAATATTACGGCATATACTTTGCAATATTAGAACTACTATTTAGCGAAGAAAATAAAATGTGCCTGGATGATTACGAAACACTTGCATTTGGTTTACAATGCGACACAGATAAACTAAGAGCAGTTATAGAGGATTTTGACTTATTTATTATAGAAAATAATTGTTTTTACTCTAAAAGATTATTTAACCATATTGAAGAAATAAATAATAAATCTAGTAAAGCAAGTACCAGTGCCAAAAAAAGGTGGAGTAATGCGAATGCAGAAAAATCGCATAGCGATAGCAATGCTAGTAAAGTAAAAGTAAAGAAAAGTAAATTAAATAAAAGTATAGAAGATAGAATTGATGCGTTTAAAAACGCAATACACACAATAAAAGATATTAGTAAAAAAGATAAAGACGATTTTTTTTATTACTGGACAGAAAAAAATAAATCTGGCACTAAATTTAGAGCAGAGATGCAAAAAACATTTGACATTAACCTAAGACTAAAAAGGTGGGCGTCTAATAATTTTAATTCTACTAATAAATTAAAGTTTCCTGAATATTTTGACGAATACACATTTAAAAAGCTAGATGCTAAAGGACAACAAGAATACACAAAACATTTAAAAGATTTAGGTTTTGAAACAGTTTACAGTCCGACAGCAGGTACAATGTGGCGAAAAAAACATAAAGTATGATAGAGTTTATAAAACACATACTAGGTTTATGTGGTGAGCCTCACATAAATATATTTACTATACTAATGACAACACCAATTATATCATATATAATATATAAATTTTACAGATGAAAGAATACGAGTTACAAAAAGCAGTATGTAAATACTTAGACTTGCAAGGCATATTGTATTGTGGATCAATGGGTGGTCAATATCAGGTGCATATGTCACAAAGGATAAAAGCAAAAAAGTCTGGCTATAAAAAAGGTTTTCCTGATTTATTTATATATGAGCCAAGAGGTGCATACTGTGGACTTGCAATAGAACTAAAGACAGGTTATAATAGAGCAACAAAAGAACAACTATGGTGGCAAGATGAGTTAAACAAAAGAGGATATGTTGCTGAAATATGTAACGGATTAGACGAAACTTTAATAGTAATTAGTAAATATTTAAAAGGACAAATAGAATGAAAATACTTAATTTATATGCTTGTTTAGGTGGTAATAGGTACAAGTGGAATGAAGTCAAAAATGATATACAAGTTACAGCAGTAGAACTTGATGCAGAATTAGCAAGATTATATCAAGAAAGATTTCCTGATGACAAAGTAATTGTAGCTGATGCACACCAATATTTGTTAGACCACTACAAAGAATATGATTTTATTTGGTCATCACCACCTTGTCCTACACATTCAAAAATAAGAATAACACAAAAAAATAGACCTACTTTTGTAGATAAATATCCTGACTTAAAATTATATGAAGAAGTGTTATTGTTAGACAATTTTTTTAAAGGAAAATATGTTGTAGAAAATGTTATTCCATATTACAAACCACTAATAGATGGTCATAAAAGAGGTCGGCATATATATTGGACTAACTTTAATTTACCTGCTGATTTAAATTGCAGAAACCTTAATGGAATATTATGTACTATGAAAAATGAAGTTAAACAATTGTGTAAATTTCACAATTACGACTTTTATAAATATAAAGGAAAACAAAGGCGAGATAAAATTGCTAGAAACCTCGTTGATTATGAAGCAGGAAAAAAAATTTTCAAAGCAGCTTTAGAAATTAATAAAAATAAATATAAACAAACAAAATTATTTTGAAAGTTAAACCTACATTTTTTAACACAAGGCACGACAGATTGCATTGGGATTACATAGATACTAACAACTACTTGTTTACAATTTTATTTGATAGTGGTGCTAACTTAAATTTTATTTTGAGAGATTTGAAAAAAAACGAAAGCATACTAAATTATATTTATAAGAAATTGCACAGTAGATTTGACAATATAATAGAGATACACACAAGCAAAATGTCAAATGTAGAGTATAATTTAATGAAACAACAAAAAATACCCTCAGTAGTTAAAATATGTTAGACGACTATATTATAAGCAACTATGACAAATTGAAAGACATAGCTTATAATATGGCAGGAAGTAAAGAACACGAGGAGTTTTTGCATTTTATAATAGAGCAGCTTTACGATCACGACCAAATAAAACTAAATGAGGTTATAGAAAGGAATGAAATGCTATTTTATGTAACAAGAATAATGATAAATCAATATCATAGTAAAACAAGTAGATACTATTATAAGTATAAAAAATACTATAAGCACCACGTCACAGGCATAGTAGATGGCATAACAAGTGACAATGTAGTAAAAACAATAGAACAAAAACAAGATGCAGAACAAAAACTGTCTTGGATAGAAGAAAAACTAAAAGACTTGTATTGGTTTGATGCAGAAGTGTTTAAATTATATTACAGAGAAAATTTTACACTAACAGAAATGGCAAGAGCAACAAAAATTAGTAGAGGCACACTATACAAAGCAATAAGTAACGTTAAAGACTATTTAAAAAATGAGAAATAAAACATTTGACAAATTTATGTTTATATTAGGTACAACAATATTAATATATTTAATTTTTAAGTTATGGTAAAAAGTAAAGGTTTAGGCGATACAATAGAAAAAATTACTAAAGCAACAGGCATAAAAAAAGTTGTTGACAAAATAAGTGATGTTACAGGCTTAGATTGTGGTTGTGAGGAACGCAAACAAAAACTAAATGCTTTATTTCCTTATAATAACGTTAGACAATTTACTGATGACGAAAAACAGATATATGAAACAATAATTGCAAGAACAAATAACACTATAACAGGTCAAGACCAGGCTAACTTAGTAAAATTGTATAATAAAATATTTAACGCAAAAAAAAAAGTTAGTAATTGTGGTAGTTGTGTAAAAGAAACTATGACAAAACTAGAAAAAGTATATAAGAACAGTTGTTAGACAATGCAAAAACATACTAAAGTGTATTTTAACTTTTTTGGCTATGACGAGTCAGACACAATTTTATGCGAAATGTGTTCTGCCGTTGCAGTAGATATACACCACTTAGAACGCAGAAACAAAACAAAAAATGACTATATTGAAAATCTTGTGGCTTTGTGTCGTGATTGTCACATAAAATGTAATGATAGTTGCTTTAACGCATATTGTAGAATACAACACCTGCAAGTTGTTTGTGAGCAGGTATATGCACTTATAAATTTAAATAAAAAACTAGATGCAATTAGAAAAAATAAAAATTAGCAAATTAAAAGCTGCAACATACAATCCTAGACAAATTAGTACAAAGCAGTACAACGATTTAAAAAAGTCATTAGACAAGTTTGGAGTTGTTGATCCTATAATTATAAACAAAGACTATACTGTTATAGGTGGACACCAAAGACTTAAAATATGCAAAGAACTAAAACACAAAGAAATAGGTTGTATAATATTAGACCTTGACAAAGAAGATGAAAAAGAACTAAATATAAGGCTAAATAAAAACACAGGTGAATTTGATATGGATATACTTGCTAATGAGTTTGATATAGATAATTTAGTAGATTGGGGTTTTAAGCATATTGACTTAGGACTAAATGTAGATAAAATACAAGAAGATAATGATAATGTTAGTATAATAACAGTAAAAGAGCAGGACGAAGTTAAGGCTTTTGAACTGTACAATAGTTTAAATGAACAAGGTTATAATGTAATCATAAAATAATACAAATGGCACAGAATAAAAAAGAGAAATTATTACAGGCGTTAGCAGAAACGCAAGGACTAATATATCACGCTTGTAAAAAAGCAGGTAACATAAGTAGATCTACATATTATCGCTATATGCGAGAGGACCAGGAATTTGCAAAGGCAGTAAAAGAAATACAAGAGGCACAGATAGACTATGTAGAGGGCGAACTAATAAAAAACATAGCAAGAGGCAAAGAAACAAGTATTATATTTTACTTAAAGTCTAAAGCAAGAGACAGAGGCTATGCAGAGAAAGTAGATATAACAAGTGGTGGCAAAGCACTAACTGATTTAACAATAAAAGTAATTGACACAGGCAGAGATTAACACAACAAATGTATTTCACAAGGCGTATAGGTCTACAACAAGGATTACTTGTCTACAAGGGGGGACACGTTCTAGCAAGACCTATTCGCTTTGTCAATTGTTTATAGTCAAATGCTTAGAAGAAACAGGCAAAGTATTTACTATATGTCGTAAAACACTACCTGCACTAAAAGCTACTGCCTATCGTGACGTGCTTAACATACTTAAAGAGTTAGACCTTTATGACGAAGCAAATCATAACAAATCAGAACTATCTTACAAACTAAATGGCAATTTACTTGAATTTATAAGTATTGACCAAAGTCAAAAAATTAGAGGTCGTAAAAGAAACTATCTTTGGCTAAATGAGGCAAATGAGTTTAATTTTGAAGATTGGCAACAACTAATTTTAAGAACGCAAGAAAAAATTTACCTAGACTACAACCCAAGCGATCCGTACAGTTGGATTTACGAGAAAGTACACACAAGAGATGACTGCACATTTTTACAATCTACATACCAGGCTAATCCTTTTTTAGATGACGACACTATTGCAGAAATAGAAAGACTAAAAGACATAGACCCTGACTATTGGCGTGTGTATGGACTTGGTGAGATAGGTACAGTACAAACTATGATATTTAGAAACTTTAATTTAGTAGATAACGTACAAGGTCGGTTAATTGGTTATGGTTTAGACTTTGGATTTACAAATAGTCCTACTGCACTTGTAGAGGTTAGGCAATTAGACGACAATTTATACATAAAAGAGTTGTTATACGAAAAACGACTAACTAACACAGATCTAGCAAACAAAATGAAAGCATTAGGCATAGAC